GCTTTCCTACGGGATACAAAACCCGGTGCGATTTTCTCCCCGCGCAGATCGTGCATCAATTTCCTAGCAAGAAAATTGGGCGCTTTCATTGCGACAGGCTTACGAACAAGCCTACTGTACTCCCATAAACAGTTATCATAGTAGCCCGAGGGCCTACTACTGTGCAAATGGGATTCAAATTCAGTATCAGACACTGGTCCAACGGACCCCTTAAATTGCGGGGGTATCCATCTTTTCATCATCTTAACCGTTTTCGATTCCTCTATCCCCCAACGGAGATGTAGGTTTCGCTGAAGTCGATTGATATCGACAAACAGTTCCATTACATCCGTCGGAGTGTCCTTGAGGAGGACAGGACGAACTGGCTTCCCGAGAATCCAATCGGATCCGCAACTTTCACGTACTGGGCCTTTGAAAAAAGACTTTTCGGTGTTGATTGTGAATCCTGCATTGTTCAAGGTACGCACAACTAAATCAGAAACATCCTGGCGAACAATTACATCGTCGCCGTAAACGGATAGATCTCTTTTAAAGTCACACGACCCTGATTGCGCTTTTATAGCCCCAAATGATAGGGCAGCAAAAATCGCTGATTCAAGTACAAAAGTGAACCCATTACCCATCGATGAGATTTTAGAATACTCAATAGTCTCATCTCCGATCGTACCTTTCGGTGATCGAATAGCACACAGGTACCGGTACCACTGCCAAGGCAGAAGTTTTTCGCACAGCTTAAGTGATATGGTATCACTGGCCATAGCGAGATCCAACGTAACGTAACCACGCGACGAAGGATCCAACGACCCTTGCAAAGCCATAACCTGATTCTTTTCTTGGTCATCTAGGTCTATATCATACCGTTTTAAACGGGATCTGATATAGCCGTCAACGCCAAGCTGAAGCATCAAATTTATTGCTGGCTCGATTGCAATCGAACGCTCAGTACGAGCGTCCTTAGGAACGAACGTGATTCGATTTCCTTCTACTACCTTCAAAACGTTTTCCCAGAATACCTTTTGATCAAGCACCGCGTGTTTTGGCAGATTATGCCGCTCACGGTACGAGTCATCTAGATATCCGAGCCAACGTTTGTCGGTTTCAATAAGAAATCGGGCATACGGAAGAGCCGCCTTAGTACAGCTGTAGGGCCAATTCTCATATTTGAAATATGAAGAACTTTCCCCTTCACAGGTGTCTAGGTTGCTTCCCGGTCCATGACGTGACCAAAACGTCACAATTTGCTTAGTAGGCGACAAATTGCCTAGAAGCTTCTCAAGGAAAGATTTAGCATATGTAAAAACACACGCGTCCTCCTCGGTCGCACCCCAACACAGATCCTTATAACCACTATGGTTATAGGAGGCACATACTTCCTCGGCCTGGAAAAACTTCTCCAGAGCTTTGGCTTTTCGTACATGCTTTTCGGTGTCGAAACGAAACTTCTTGAGAATTGCAGATAACTGATACTTCGCACGCAAAATACTTATGTGCGAAAGATCGGTTTCGGGGCGTATACTTACATTCTGTAAGCCCCACCAATCAGCTAGAATAGATACTGCTGTTATATCCCTATCACGAATGATTTGGGACAATAAAGCAATGTCGTCCTCTAGCAGATACCCTGCAAGGTCGGTTGTAAGTGAGCCTAAAACTTTCCAAGGATAGTCCTTGGGCAGTCGTACCTTGGCATTTTTAGTCAAGGCAGCATCAAACCTACGTCTTTGCGCACGGGTCTTCACCCGCTGCGACTTAAGTGAAATGATATTCATCATCCCTCCTAATGTTTAGGGCCTCTTACGAAGCCATAAGTTGCTCAAAACTCTGACGAAAAGTATGCCGATTTTAATAATCATATCGACAGTAGCTTTACGCATAGTTCTACACCGACAGTTTGTCGGTCAAGTCGGCCATAATGGCCTGCTCAGCAATCATCGCACTCATCCTCATTTTAAAAGCGAGGGTTTGGGCAGGTGTTGCACCAACGGCGAAGGAGAATTTTACTTCGCCAATGTTAGGCACGGTGATGGTCGTCGTCGCGTCAGCGCCGGGGACAACAATATCTTCAGTGAGTTTTACGGCCGATTTGGCCACACCGAGGAAATTGCCCGAGGGCTTCGGAAACGTACGGTAGAACCCGAGAGTGTTTCTCAGAGCCAAAGTATGGCTATCTGAAATGTAGACAGAACGATTCTGGTATTCATCATACCTAGAATAATCATGTACTACGTCTGGGGTTGTCCCATCATCATTGTCTTCGTTCACAGCTAAGCTAATTGTATTTGGCTGCATGGTGTACTCCTTACTTTAATACGGGTGTCCATCAAAGTCTGTATCGAAATCCTGATACATCCTTCAATATTAACCCAAGGTCCAATAGTTTTAGCGAGTCCAATTTCAACCTAAAATTAGGCAGATAGGGACGGCTATAGTTTGGTTCGCGTTTCTTTTCCACTACTATGCGCTCGGCAGTTCCCGATCCGACGGAATGTGAATTCACGTCGACTCGTTCGCTTTCGTCGCCAGCATTGGTGTAAGAAAAATTGCTCCCCAAAATCGTCGATGTCTGGGTTGTCGTTGTTTTCGTGACAACCCAAGAGGCTAGCGGTTTGACCTTCATTTCTGGGGTCCAAGCGCTAATGTAATCACCGGCATTTACAAACCAATCAACAATAAAACTCCATGGAGTAAGATCCCATGCAGATTCTACTAATGATTCCCCGCCTAACATTTCAGCGAGTGATAAAGGTTGGCAGTCGGTTAAAACCCCTGCTCGTACTTCCACTTCCTTGTGGGCGCACCTGTGTATGTCAACAGGCCACTTCCAATTAAGTAGATCCCACCAGTCAAAAGTTACCACATCAGAAGACGTGGTCTTTTTCTTGATTGACGACCGAAAAGTCTGACGCATAGCTGCCGTGATAGATTTGTTCCAAATCTTCATGATAGCTTGCATGTCATAGTATAACGGTCTAAGATTGTACCGAGCATTTAGATAAACCTCTTTAAGCTCCTTGAATGAAGCCTCGTTTTTCCGAGACTTTTGCATCCGTAGGAACCTGGCATCTCGCGTTTTAACAAACGTAAGAATGCGATGCACCTTTTTAAACAGGTACGTCAGGCCTTTCACGGTCTGGTTTAATTCCCCTACACTTGCGATCGCTAATATCTCCGACCTGTCCACGTTAGCCCAGGCTTTCAATATAGCTTGATCTTTCAATGTCGTTTCATCGACATCAGGCAGATCTTTCCACATGTGAGGACCAGCGACTCTATCAAAATTTACAGAGCCATCGGTCGTCATGTCAAAGAGATACACGAACCTATTAGGGTTACATGGTTTCTCTTGCCAGTACGTACAATCCATATAGGCTTGTACTAACGGGATGTAGACCTTTTCATAAGTAGAAGTCATTGGGTTATTAATAATCTTTCCCAACCTTTTCATCTTATGAAACTCTGGTGTTACGACATCAGTCATCTCGCGCGTTTCATGTTCATGCAGAGTAGTTCCTGCATACTTGAACGGCGGTCCGGCCTGATATTTGTCTTTAGGACCAGGGTCATCGTCACAGGTACCAAACGGATCACTATATAAAGTGTCCAGCTGGTAGTCCTGAACGGTTGAGTTGAGCACAGTACTTCGTGTTCTTCCCGCCACTATCGCCTCCTTTAGGCGATAACGGTCGATCATCAATTTACGCCTGCTAATAGATTAATAATCTACACAACTAGGTTAAACAAGTGATTGACGTAACCACCTGATATACTACGATCTATCGGAAAATACCGATACGGAAAACCCGCAATGAACAGTTCAACTGCTCAAAGTATCGTGGCATGTAGCCCATGCTGCGCTATTGCGCTTAATTCGGCCAAACTTACCATTACTGCGCTATCAAGCGTCGGAATGATTAAGGACCCATTGACATAGTCAATAAGGACCAAAGTCGGTCTTATAAGCATAC